GTCTCTTGGCGTCTGCCCAGAGTTTGGCTTTGTATGCGGCGTCTATTGCTTTATGCTTGTCTTCGTTCTTAACACGCATAGCCGCAACCGCTTCTCTTTTCTCATTGTCAGCGGTATGTTCTTCTCTATGCCGCAGTTCCTCGGCAGACAGTACGAGGTAGCCTTTCTTGTAGCATCCATCCAACAGGACGTTGGTCAGCATAGAAGCACCACCATACAGCGAGGCCGAGATGTCTGCTTCCACCCGCAGATCCTGACAAAGTTCTTGTGGAGTCGCCGCGAGAACAGGGAACGCGAAGGTGGTCATGGCGAAGGCGAGTATAATCTTTTTCATAGCTTATCTCCGGATGGGGTGGGTAAGGCCACGAGGGCCTTACTTGATTTCGATATGGCCCTTGCGGATGTCCCAGCGGAAGTCGTCGCGGCGGAGGCCGGACTTGACCGCGTCGGCAACCGTCATGCCGTTCACGTACATGGCGTACCGGGCGTGGGCGTTAGAGCCGGGACGCTTCGGGTTCGCCTTCAGGACCGTGATGATCTGATGGTCCAGGTACTGGGGCTGCGGGCCGCGCTTGCCGACCGGTGCAGTCTTCGCCTTCTTCTCCTTCTTGGCGGGCTTCGCCGGTTCGCCAGCGGAGTTCGTGCCCTCGTTGAAGGCGTAGTCGACGATGCCGAAGTCGGCAGCCGTGAAGCCGTACGTGACCATCATCGTGTTGGCCTTGGCGGAGGCGGCAGCGGCTTCCTCGGCGGTGCAGCCGTTAGCTACGGTCTTCGCGAGGATCTGCTTGATTACGTACTTCTTCTTGGAGCGCTGGGCGGAGGTGAGTTCGACGTTCATGTTCATTGCGGTAATTCCTAGCTATGGGCCGTGGCCCGTTGTTCATGAACCGAATGTAGCTCATGTCATGAGAGATGTAAAGTGATAAAATGAAACAAAGTGAAAAAATATTAGATGACGTCTTAACCATTCTGTTGAAGGTGAGTGGGCAGATCACCGGTGATCTTTACGCTAGGCATAGTGTTAGCCTCCGAAGGAGCCTACTATATAAAGCTCGCCTACTTGAAGCAGTCCAACTGCTTGATAAACTTGAACAATTAGCGAAATCGCATAAGAAATAAAGGGCATTTGTTATGCAAGACGACGTCACTACGATTGTGGTCCTAGACACCGAAACAACCGACATGGATCCCGATAATGGTGCCGAGCTTTGCGAAATAGGATGGGTGACCCTTCATAAAGATACAACCGGTCGATGGTCCTTCGGCCCCGGCTACTCCACCCTTTTAGAGACGAACGCGGTCTTCTCGCCGGCAGCGCGGGCCGCGCACCACCTCCACCCGAACGAGTGCAAACCTGGAGCGCCAAACTGCCTTCCTCGAAGCTTAGTGATCCATGAGATGCTAGTCGCCGAGGAACTGGGCACAACGGTATACGCCGCGCACAATGCTCCGTTCGATATGAAATTCCTACCCGAGCTGACTTTACCGGTTATTGACACCTACGTTGTCGCCAAGCACCTTTGGCCAGATAGCCCCAAATTCAGTAATCAAACTCTCCGTTATTACCTGGAAGCTGAAGCTCCCCCTGACCTCCTGGAAGGGCTAGCGCCTCATAGGGCGCTCTACGACGCTGCCGTAACGGCTGCTGTACTCGTCAGGGCACTAGAGCTTTTCCCGCCCATGGAACTCGTGCGTCTAAGCACGACCCCGATTCTTCAAGCCAAGTGCACCTTTGGTAAACACAAGGATCTGCCTTGGGCTGAAGTCCCTATGGACTATCTGCACTGGATGGTACGGTCGAACGACATGTACCGTAACGACCCTGACATCAAGTACACGGTCGACCATTACCTGAACAATCGGGTTAATCAACTCCACATCTAGCAACAGGCCCCTCCACATACGTCCGGGTGCGGGCGGGGTTTAGATCATCTCGGGACCGGACCTATAGAGGACAGAGATTATGGAGTACGGACCTCAGACCGTCTACGCCGATCAGCTCGATGCAGAAAAGTACAGAGGCGAAGGCGAGAATTTTAAAGAGGCCACCAACAGAGTGGCATCGGAGTTGGCCGATGACAAGTTGCATTACCATAGAATACGTGAGATTACCCTGGACCAGCGGTTCCTCTTCGCCGGGCGCATTCGCGCCGCCATCGGCAGCGCCAAGAACACCACAGCTTATAACTGCTTCGTCTCAGGGATTATACCAGACTCGTTTACAAGCCGCGACAACCCGCAGGGTAGTTCTATCATGGACCGGGCGAATGAGGCCGCTCAGACCATGCGAATGGGCGGCGGGATCGGGTACGGTTTCTCCCATCTACGGCCACGTGGTGCTCTAATCAAAAAGCTGATGAGCCATAGTTCCGGGCCGATTGCCTTTATGGACATCTACAATGCGGTCTGCAAGGCAACGTCATCCGCCGGCAACCGGCGCGGCGCTCAGATGGGCATCCTCCGTATCGACCACCCAGATATCATGGAGTTCATTCACTGCAAGCAAGATCAGCATTCGCTGACCGGGTTCAATATTAGTGTGGCCGTTACCGACGAGTTCATGGAATGCTTGTATGCGAATCAGCCCTTCAGCCTGAGGCACGAGGGCACCCACTATCGCTACGTCGATCCGGGCGAACTGTGGGAAGCCATCATGCGCTCCAACTGGGACTGGGGCGAACCCGGCGTGATCTTCATCGACAAGATCAACAAGCGCAACAATCTCTACTACTGCGAGACGATCGAGGCCACGAACCCCTGCAGCGAGCAGCCGCTACCGCCCTATGGTGCGTGCCTCCTTGGCTCCTGGAACCTCGTCAAGTACCTGAGCAAACAGAGCGATAGCTATACCTTCGACTACGAATATCTCCGGAGCGACATACCACCAATCGTACGCGCCATGGACAACGTGATTGAAGCCGCCAAGTACCCGCTACCGAGGCAGATGGAAGAGGCCAAGAGCAAGCGGCGTATGGGCATCGGCGTCACTGGGCTAGCCAACACACTGGAGGCCATGGGCTATGCTTACGGTAGTGAACGGTTCCTGGAAACTGAAGCCAAGATCCTGCATCTTATACAGCGGGAGGCTTACCTGGAAGGAACCAGACTTGCACAGGAGAAGGGTAGCTTCACTCTCTTCGACCGTGGCTATTTCCTTGCGGGTGAACATGCCCGAACCCTGGATACGGACGTACAGGACCACATTCAGCGTTATGGCCTGCGCAATAGCCACTATACGAGTATCGCTCCAACCGGTACCATCAGCCAAACCGCCGACAATGTATCTTCCTCGGTCGAACCTGTCTATCGCTGGCAGCAGAAGCGCGACGTGCTCATGCTTTCAGGCAAGCAATCTGTAGATCTCTACGACTACGGGTTCTCCCGGCTAGGCATCCGGGGGAAACGCGCCGCATTTGGCGAAGTCACCGCTAAAGAGCACGTGGATGTGCTGGTGCGGGCACAAGCGTTCACCGACTCCGCCGTCAGTAAGACGGTCAATGTCGATAGCTCCATGCCTTGGGAGGACTTCAAGGATATCTACCAGCGGGCCTATAGCCTCGGGGCTAAGGGCTGCACCACGTTCAATGCCGATGGGAAGCGTATGGGGATCTTCCATCCAGCGCCTGAACCGGCGGACCTACCCTTTCCTGCGGTCGAAATTGATACTAAACTGAGCTTAGTAGATAACAGCGCCGCTGGTGCTTGTTATTTCGATCCAGTGACGGGCCGTCGGACATGTGAATGAAGACCTTCAAGCTCCACGTTCACAAGGGGAGTATAGTTGTCATAGAGGCAGAATCGATGGAGGATGCCTTGTATCTGGTTGGCCCGAATGTAAAAGTGACTATGGTGGAATGGCTTGAGGGTGACGAGACTCGTCAGGTGCTCATATCATACCCAACATACGTAAGGAGTGTACACTGATGAAAACGGCAGGAACCAGCCAGAAACTAGCCGACACGCTCCGGGCCGCTGGCCTGGAGAAACTCGCCCAGAGAGCGGAGCTGAATGAGTTCCATGATTTCTTCTCGCCGCACGATGCTCCAGACCTGATGCTGGACATGGAGCTCGTTGCGGTGATCAAGGGTGATTACCCACCATCTACCAAAGATGAGGCTATTCGGATTCGTAGTCGACATCACAATGGTGAGTTCGACGCCGATCAGCAAGAGAGCGATGAGTGGGCCGAGAGTCCTGATGGACAAACGACGTTCGATAGGCTGATCTATGGCAGCTGACGATGGCCTTAGAAAGATAGTCCAGCAACACCTACCCAAGACAAATGGGTGGCTGTGGACGCCAATTGAAACAGGGACCACACACGCCGGGGTCCCTGATTCTTTTTGGACTAACGAAGAGACCAAGACCTGCGGCTGGGTCGAGCATAAGGCGACCAACGGCTGGGCCGTCGAGGTGCGCCCGCACCAAGTGACCTGGATGGAGAAGCATATCCATGCAGGAGTCCACTGCGTCTTTATGATAAGGGCGAAGGGGAAAGGTAGCAGCGAGGGCTACGGCGACAGCCTGTGGATGGTTACAGGCTCGGCTGCTAGGCTCCTGGCTGAGGGAGGTCTTGGAGAACTCCCCCAGTCAGCCATCTTGGGTTACTGGCCGGGTGAACCAAGCGCCTGGAATTGGCGCATCGTCAAGCGGATACTGACCCATGCGGTCTACTAGCGACGGAACCCGGCGTTGCCGTTCCCGTTGCCATTGCCGTTACCGTTGCCAATTCCACGGTTAAAGTTTCCGTTGAAATTGCCGTTGAAAACCCCACTATTGAAGTTTCCGTTGAAGTTACCGTTGCCGATGCCAATGTTCCCATTGCCATTGCCGTTACCGGAGCCGATGCTCCAGCCAGCCGGAAGACCCGGAGGGTTACCTGTCGGGGTTGGCGTACCACCGCCGCCGCCCGGAGGTGTGCCACCACCGCCGCCCGGAGGTGTACCACCGCCACCGCCCGGAGGATTGGACTGCTGGCCCGGTACACCACCACCGCCACCAGTACCTGGCGAGCCAGCCGAGGCTGTGTTCGTGCCGCCGCTAGAACCGGAAGAGGCACTAGACCCCTTACTGTTGTTCTTGCTAGGGCTTGCGGCCTTAGCCGGGGCGGTGGCGCTCTTGCCTTGACCACTAGAGCCGCAGCTACCTAGCGAGAAGCCATAGTAGTTGGCGCAAGTCGGCGCTTCGGCAAAAGCCGGAGCGGCAAAAGCCACAACGGCTGCAGAGATTAGTACAAGTCTCATGGTAAAGTTCCCTTCTTAGAAGTGGCATTTACGCTTTAAAGTGTAATCTCTCCTGCCATCTTTGTAAATTCTCTTGGAATTTATTACCGGGCGGCGGGCGGCGGGGTAGCTTAGGGTGTAAAGCACGAGTAGCTGGAGCCGCCTGACGAGGCCCCTGGAGTTTTTAGGGGCTAGGCTCGGCCGTACCCTTAGCGCGTTTAGCCGCGCGCCGTATAGCCTTCCTAATAGGTTCAGCTGGGGCGTCGGGCATGATAAAAGGCTTCGGGGCTGGAGCACGGCGGCGCTGGGGGTAGTTCAATCGTACCGGGCCGACTTCACGGCTCAGGCGACTGGAGGCCCGGTATTTGTTCGGATCCAGGTTATGTGCCCGCATGATCTGCTTGATTTTGCCGTGTACTTCGTCAAAGACCTCCCACCATGACAACCCGAAAGTCGAGATGGTAAAGGAGGCCGGTTCATCCTGTATGATCTTATTCTTCATTCGGTGGAAGTGGATTTCGATTACGCCTACATAGGCCACTGTATCCTCCATGGTTGCAAGGCGACGACGCTGTGTGACTACTGTTCGGGAAAGCCCCCATCGTCGTCGCCCCTGATCGATTACTCTACAGCGGCGGGTTCTTGTACCGGCGCAGTGTCGTCGATCGATTCTTCAGCTTCGTCTTCGACTTCTTCGTCGAGGTCAGCTTCTTCTTCGGTGGGTTCTTCTTCGGCTACTTCTTCAGCAGCTACTTCTTCAGCAGCCGTTTCTTCCACGGCAGCTTCCTCTGCAGCTGCCTCAGTCGACACCGAATCTACAACTTCCTTCTCAATAAGGTCGTCCATAGTATCCCCTCCTCGGGTGTTAATCAACCATCATCATTGATGGCTGTTCTGCGGGGTTCTCAGTCCCCGAAGCTTGCTTTCGAGCCGCAGCGCAATCGGCGAGCTCGATATTGATGAGAGACGTCACCTGCCGCCTGGAAAGCAGCTTGGTACTTCCAGTGGTAGACCAGTAAGCCCGGTCATCGCTGGGATGGTAGCGGCAGATGATGCTGCGCCACTTTATGATCTGCGGCATATTGCTACGCGCTTGACCTCGGGCCATGGCTTTCATGCCCCCGATGATGTTGTTGGCTTCTCTGTTCATAGGTAGGTAGGCTCCGCATTAAAAAGATTACCGATCAGGCCGTTCTCGAAGTCACCTTCCAGGGTCTCAGCCTCGCCCAACGTTACCCGCTTCCTCTTGCCATATTCGACGTGGAACTTGGTCGCGTACTTCTCGCCCACCTTGTTCCTCGACAGGACTATCAGTACGTCCTCCCGGTCGCTGCGCTCCCGTGGGGCAACATGCATGAGGTCCTGCTGGGTCTTAGGGTCGACTACGGCTAACCAAGCCTCGGTCACGAAGCTATAGGAATGTATCACGCCTTCATTGCAAAGGACGCGGATAGCCGTAACATACAGTTCCTTTTCCTCTTGGCTATCCCAAGGGGTGGGGATGGTAACGGCTCGGCCGTCAAGTAGAATGGCGAGGAAGAACGCGGGCGCTTTGCCATGCGTGCGTATGTCTTCCTCGGCTATGGCGCAAGCGGCTGCGTGCAGGTCTTGCAGTATGCTCATTCTTGTATCCTCATACCGGTGGGCCTGTGTTGGCCCACCGTAGTATACTATGCGGTTAGCGTTTGCGCGCTACCTGCTGCGTGCTTTCGAATGCACGACGGACCATCGGGTGCTCGTTGATGAGCAGTTGCACGGCCTGACGCTTGTAGCCGTAGCGGTAGATCTGGTCGGCCGCTGCACGTGCCTCACACGACCGCATGACGTACGTCTTACCGACGCCGAAGCCACCGAAGCCACCGGCTGCGAGGGAAGCGCCCACCGAGAATGAACCGGCGCAGGTGTTCGCGCCAGCCGCGAGACCGGGAGCACCGATAGCGCCTGGAACGCGATTCTTGTAGGTGTTGTTGTTGGTGACGCTGCCGCCGCTGCCATTGCCGCCTTGGCCTGTGGCGCTGGACGCCGCGTTACCGTTAGAGTTGAAGTTGCCGTTGGCGAAGCCGACGTTGCCCGAGCCGACGTTGCCGCCGCCGACGCGGTTGCCTTCAGCATGAGCAGCAGATGTAGCGAGAAGTCCGAGCACAGCAGTAGCTGCAATGATTACGAGTTTCATTGTTTTGATCCTGGTTGATGTTTAGAGGGACTGGGAACACAGTGGAAAGGAACTGTGGTCCCAGCTTTGATGGTTAGTTACGCGGTGCCCACGGCCAGAAGAACTGTGCGCCGTTGGGTCCGTTTCCCTTCCCGTTTCCTGTCTGAAAGTTGCCTTGGTTACTGGCTGTATTCCCGTTGCCGTTGTTGTTACCAGTGTTACCATTGCCGTTGTTATTTCCAGTATTACCGTTGCCATTTCCGTTTCCAGAATCGCTCACGCCGCCGTTCCCGTTCCCATTGCCGTTACCGGTATTACCGTTACCATTGCCGTTGCCGGCATTCGTCGCCGCAACGCAGATGAGCAGCGCGGCGATGATCGTTAGAAACTTGGTCATGAAGACCTCCATCAGCGACGGAAACCTGAGTTGCCGTTGCCGTTTCCGTTTCCATTCCCGAAGCCCACGTTCCCGTTGCCGTTGAACATGCCTCCGTTACCGTTGCCGTTCAGGCCACCGATGTTGTTATTTCCAGAGGTCGAGGAAGAGTTCCCCAAGCCGTTGAAAGCCCCGATGTTGCCGGTGCCGCCGTTCATATACCCGGCGTTTCCCTGGGCATTGAAGGTGTTACCGTTGCCATTGCCGTTCAGCGTACCGGAGTTGTTGCGGCCGTTAAGATTGCCGTTTCCAAAGCCGGTGTTGCCGTTACCGTTGCCGTTGCCGTTGGCGAGGCCGGTGTTGCCGGAGCCGTTACCGTTGCCGGAGGCGACGCCCGTATTACCATTGCCGTTACCATTCCCTGACCCGATGGAGGTGGCCGAGGCCAGTCCAGTGGTTGCGAGAAGGGCGGCGACAAGGAGAAAGGAAAGCTTCTTCATGCTACTTCTCCCGTTAAAAGTATGGCTGGAAAGGCCGGACTCGAACCGGCAACCACCTGATTAACAGTCAGATGCTCTACCATTGAGCTACATTCCATCACCATGCTGGAAGGCTCTACCCCAGGATAGGGGTAGAACCAGGCAGTAACGATTAACGGTTACGGTTGCCGTTGCCGTTGCCGTTGAAGCCACCGAAGTTGCCGTTGCCGTTGGCATTGCCGTTGCCGAGGCCACGGTTTGCGTTACCGTTAACGTTACCGTTCCCGATACCAACGTTGCCGTTGCCGTTCAGGTTGCCGGACAGAGCGCCACGGTTGGCATTGCCGTTCAGGTTGCCGTTGAAGGCACCGAAGTTGCCGTTGCCGTTCAGGTTGCCGTTGGCGACACCGGAGTTGCCGTTACCGTTGAAGTTGCCGTTGCCGACCCCAACGTTACCGTTACCGTTGCCGTTGCCGGAAAGAGCAGCAGCGTATACCGGTGCGGAAGCGAGAAGTGCAACTGCAGCGATAGCGATGAACTTACGCATGATAGAACCCCTTCAGGTTGTTTCAGAGTGACGCGGAAGTGCGTCGTAAAAGGGAGCTTGGCCCTCATCCTCCCCTTGGCATCGAACTTCCCCAGCCCGAAGTAAACTTTATTCTGCTTCGGGCTGGATGTAAAGGCTTAGTCGGCTAATTACCCTCGCATACCAGGGAATTCAGCGTTTTCAGCATTGCTGTATTGTTCTTCGACCTCGTTTGCGAGCTCTTCAGCCTCTTCGATCTGAGCCTGGAGCGTCTCTTCGTCGCGGTCGCCTAGCTCCGCCTTCTCCTCTTCAGTCGCGCCGCCTTCGCGGCGGATGGCGTCGAGGAGAAGATTTTGCTCGCTAGCCCAATCTCTGAGCGCATCAGCCGCCGCTGAGAGTGCCGAGACAGCGTTGTCACGACGATCAGCGCGACTCTTGCCCCGCGACTGGTTCTCGATCCACGAACAGCGGATACGAGAGGAAAGGTCGCCGTCGATGCTAGAGCACCACTCTGGTCTAGCATCGACGACTTCCTCAAGGGTCGACAGCGTCTCTTCCATCGTTTGAAAACGGCTAGTCGCCGCAATGCCCGCATGGTCGCGCTGGTTTTCAACACCCTCGGAGATTTCATCCTTCAAACTCTCCAGTTCATCCCAGCCGATCTCTATCGCCTGTTCGGCGCTGGACTCCTGGGGCATTCTCTTAACACTTGCCTTAGCCACCTTAGGTCTCTCCTTCTTGTCTTACCTTTACCACTCTACCCTCGGGCAGCAGTGATGTAAAGTCCTCGGCATTTAAATACTTTTCAAGTGGTGCATACGAATTGCGCAGAGGAAATTCACCATCTGTATCAAGTCCGACCTTGCCGGGGAAGCCCCGGTGTAGCCGTCTAGATTGGCCAGTAGATGACGAATGGTCTCCTCGTCGTCGCGGCTATTCTGGATCAACAGAAACCACTCGGTGACGCTTACTTCTCTCTTGCTCATTGGTCTCTCGCTCTCAGGAAATCTTCGGGGTCTTGGCCTGGATACATGCGGCGATAGAAGCGCAGCATGAGCATGACGTCCAGCAGCTTCACCGGTAGGTTCGGGAACTTGCTAATCGACTGCATCGTACCGGCCATAGAGTCGGTGCAGATATCGATGACCTCGATGTGGTTGTAGCGGCCCGCGTCAGCGACGCGGTTCACATAGCCACTCCTGTTCGGACCCCACCAGCGCTCGTGCTTGTTGGACCAGATCAGGTACTTATCCGACATCGATGAGCTCCTTGAAGCCGATCGGGGCCACGATGAACTTACGATCGTCAACGATGAAGATATCGCCGACCATCGAGGAGCGCAGGGCGCGGGTGGTCTGCGGCATCACGGTCACCACCCGCTTGGGTTCCAGTGACCAGGAGTTGTCGATGTTCTGGGTGTACTCCCACGCGAGTTCCAGGGCATCCAGGATCTCAGTATGGTTGGTCTCCACCGTGGCGACGCACACGGTGTCGTGGTAGACTTCGACTTTCATGTTGGGGTATCCTCTAAGGGTTACTGACAACCCGATAGTAGCTTGTTTTAATTGGGGCGTAAAGTGATTTCTTTGGCGTGGAGCTCCAGCCAAGATTTAATATGCGGCACGAGGGCCATAGGGGCTTCGTCCTCGACATCCTCGGCACCGTGCACCATGTCGCGGGCTATCTGCAGGATGCCGTAGCCATATAGCCCGCCGCCCGGTTGGAAGGCGTCGTTCTTGAGTGCGTTATCCAGGTTATGATACACCCGCTCCTGCAGATCATCAGTCATTATGTAGCTTCCTATCGCGGCGGGCGATGTTCATATGTGTGCTGCAGTATGGGCACTCGCGCTCGGCGGTTTGGCCGCAGTAGAGAAGCGAGGGGGCCAACGCCACGCGGGGTATGTCGTCAGCCCAGAGTGGCCAGCGGCATGTGTAATTGTTCAATTCGACGAGGTGGATGGGTGCCTTATCAACTTTTATGTTCATCTCTTGGATCCACATAATCGCCGGGTTCACGAAGGAGTTGCGGGGCGGTGTCGTCAGGATCAATGGTAGTTTGAACAAAGCCGAAGGACTCGAAGAAGGCAATCAGGCGGGGTATATCGCAGTCAGGGTCTGTGTTGCGGATGAACACCGCACACTGCCGGCCATCATGGTCCATGTCGCGTAGGGCGCGGGCCATGGTGAACTTGGCATATCCCTGGAGGCGGAAGTTGAGGGCAGTGGTCACGTACACAATTCGATGAGGCTCCCCGGACCCGCCTATCGAGACCGACACCAGCGTCTGCGCGGTCTGATAGGTACTCTTGGTCCAGGGAGCGCCTCCGGTCTCGTCAACGATCCTAGGGTTGTCAGTAACCGGGGGTCGTCTCTGAGCCGGAGTGGCAACGCCTCCGCTGAGGGGCGGATGGACACGAGAAGGGTCATGTGCGAACGTTGCCATTTGAATAGCCTACCGTGTTTTGGAGGGGATTACTAGGCGCTCCAAGTTATGTAGCCATGGACGGTATCGTGGCGGAAGTCGGAGCGCCAGAGACCGCGCTCCAGCAGCTGCGCCTCGTTAAGACCAATCTTATAAAGAGCATACCGGTCGCGGGCCGCAGAGCCTTCGCGCTTGGGGTTCGGCTGGAACGAGAGCAGGGTTCGTGTACCGTTGGCCGAGCGATGCTTCGGTTTGGCCTGTACGGCGGGCTGGCGCTCGGTCTCGACCTCGGTCTTGGGAGCCTTTACGGGAGCCTTCGGGTATGGCTTAGGGTGAAGCTGCGCATCATCCGGGCACTTCGTCACACGCCCTCGTAGGGCGGCAGCGGCGATCATAGCCCGGAGGTCGCGTGACCTTTCCAGGCGTAGCAGAAGGTCCATTGGCTGGATCTTCTCCTGCGTTATAATCATGTCGAGGTTGATGTCGGGGGTGGGTAGCGGTAGCTTGAATAGTGCGCAAATGGTCTGCTGGTCGACGACTGACAAGTTCTGGTATATCGGGATCATTGGCCTCTCCTCTCTGTCCAGGTAGCAGTTTACGCCGCGCGGCTGTCGGCGTAAAGTTGTTTTTAATCAAGGGTTTAGGAATAATTATCCTATCCGCTTGCTCTGTGCGTCATTGCCAACGCCGCCACCAAGGTGAACCTTGTCGCCAGCGGCCTTACCGGCGTTGTAGGCGTCGTCGGAGCCGAGCTTGATCTTGCCTTGGCTACCCTTCTTCAGTCGAAGGTTTGTAGCTGCAAACTGCTCGGTCACGAGTGCGTCCTTCACCACAATCAGGGAAGTCCCGGTCGCGGTCATCCCGTGGCGTTCGGCCCGCATTGCCGACAAGCGGGCGTTCAGGCGGACGGCCATGCCGTGCAGGAAAGTCTTGCGGGCGTGTGGGTCCCAGTCGGGGAAACCGGGGGAAGCCTTGAAGTCTTTGTAGGATCGGTTCATGGCACCTTCGATGACGCGCATCAGGTAGGTGGCGATCTCGACGTCGCTAGGGATGCCGAAGAAGTAGATCTTACCATCCTGACGCCAGACCTTGCAGTAGCAGTAGAGGGCGAGTTGGGTAGCAACCCACTGGCTCTCGTGGGCGCGGAGGCGCTCACCACCGTGGACGCCGGCAATGCAGGTCTCGCTCTTCAGTTCGGCCTCGGTGCTCTCGATGCCGTACTTCTCCATCAGCTCGCCCATCTTGATGGCGGCGCTCATGGCTTCCTCTTCGGTGCAGCCGTTTTCCAAGGTCTTGTTGGCAAGGGCCTGGATGCGCTTCAGTACGGCGGCGCGCTCGCCGGTTGGCTGCTTGGCGGAGCCGTTGGTGGCTGTGCCGCTAGCGATGTCGATATACTTCTTGTCGATGTCCCAGTGCAGGTCAGAGCGGGTGCCGCCGCTGCGCAGGAAGGCGGCGACTGTCATGCCTTCTTTGTAGAGCTGGAAGCGGGCGTATGCCTTGCTGCCCGGCTTCTTGGGGTTTTCCGCTACGAGGATGCGGATGGTAGGCGTAGGTGAGGTGTTCATTGGAGGTCTCTCGGTTACTGACAAAACCCACCCTAAACGAATAGGATGGGTTTGTAAAGTCCTATATGGTATTTTTATTCTGCCGGCAGCATATTTGTTTGGCGGTAGAGCCGTTGGTCTGGGCCAAAGCGGTTAGGACCTCTGGTTCCAGGCCAGAAGAACAACGCGGGCTGGAACAGCAGCGCAGGGATCATGATGAGTAGGCTGATGGCTGCGGTCACGACATGGTCGCCACCGGCTATGAGAATGATAATGCCGAAGATCAGGAGGCCATAAGGGGCGAGGATCCACCAGCCTGATTTGTCCAGGTCGTGGAGGCGTTTCACTGTCAAGGCGATGCCGGCGATTGCGAAGATGACTTGTACGATGTTCACCAGTTCCGGCATCTTCATGATGTAGAACAGGACGTCAATGGTAAAGGCAACGGCGAAGAAGATCAAGTGCCAGAGAAAGAACGATAGACGGGGCATGCGATTGTCACTAAAGCTGGTCATTGTGTTGGTTCCTTGTTGGTTAATCGTGTCTGTTGTATTCGCGGATGTAGATCTTGGCTTCTTCCTTGGTAAAGGATTCGCCAGACCAGTCGCTCTGTACCGGGCCGTCGATCAGGTCGATCAGATCGCACAGGGCCTTCTTCTGGTCATCGCTGTCCCGCTGTGTCATCGCTGACCAGCTGATCGGTTCCGCGTGGTAACGCTCCAGCGCCTCCCGGCATTTCTCGTAGTTTGGTGCCTCTGCGTCGAGCTTCCAGCCCTTCAGTGTGCCCCATTTCAGTAGTACATATTGATCTGACATATGTGCTAGTCCTATGGGAGTCGGCCAAGAGCATTGCTCCAGGCCCTTCGCCCCTATCGGGTGGTGCTCATGGTGCGGTGAACTTTCTGGCCTTTCTCGGTCAGGCGGTAGTATGGGCTATCCGGGGAGCTCCGCTCGATTATGTTGAGATCGAGCAGTTCCTGTACGCCGTGTCGGGCTGGGTTCAGCTGGGCTTCCTTCTCGCGCTTGAATGTGCTGATCAGGTAGCGGATTGCGTTGTTCGATATGGTTGTCATAGTTCACCTGTGAGAATGTAATGGTTGCGTCGTTGCTTGGCTATGTTAAGATTGTAGCCCCGGTAGATCATACGGCTGTTGATTAATAGAACATACTCGTTGAAGCCATACTTGTAGATGTTGGAAGCGTTCTTGCGCTTTCGCTGTTCGTCAGTCAGTATGATCTTGGGTTTCTTGGTCACTTCTTCTGTTCAGCCTTGCGCTGGAAGTTCATGTCCTGGAGCTTACGAGCCATCTGTTTGAAGGCGCGGTCGTAACTGTCCTCCCTCACCTCTGGTGGTGGGCTCTTCTTGTACCGGTTCTTGTTCCAGTTCATTTTGGCCATGGTGATTACTCCCCCAGCAATTCGGTAAGGGCGGCGATCGCGCCTTTGTAGTCGCGGGGCTTGAATTTCTTGCCGGTGAGGTGGGCGGCGGTGCGCATCATTGCTGTTGGGGTGTAGGCAGCGTTGACTTTCATTTTGTGCTGGTCGTAGAGCTTTAGTGCGCCTCTAATGGCGATGACTTGGAAGCGGCTTGGGCCTTGGGGGGTGGCCGGGGAGTTCGTGTCGTTGGTCATGGGTGTTGGTCTCTCTTTTAGGTTGTTAGCGAGGTATATGTAGCGTATGTTTTCTCTTTTGTAAAGGGGTATTTTGAGACCATGATGCCTTATCACATTAGCGGTTTTTTGTATGCGCCCGCGTAGGTAAAAAATAGAACATATTTGGAATTTAGGTAGTGATAGGTGTGATATGTGATATAGGACTATACTAAGTGGCCGCGCGGGCACGCTAAAAGCCGTATCACATTACTATCGCGGCTATCATAATATTATATCCAAAACTCCATTTTGGAGTCAAAGGGACGAATTTGGATGCTATTTGGAAGTAGGTAGTCAACAGCCTCCCCGGACGCTATACTGGACGTCATGGCAAGACCTATACCACAGGTTACAATATATCAACCTAGATGGGCACCGGAGGACTACCGGCAGAGGCCAGTGGACTTTGACCCGGCTATAGCGGACGAAATTATCAACAAGGTGATGAACGGGGAGACCCTCAATGCTCTTGTGGCTAATAATCGCGATTATCCTCTCCCCGGTACTTTCCTTTTATGGCTCCGACAAGAGCCTGATTACAATCTCAAATATCGTAAGGCCAAGGAGATTCAGACCGAGCTTCTGGTCGATGGTATCCTCGAAGATGGTAAGGCTGGAACGTGGGATGCGTCGACTCGCGTACGAGCGGGGCAGATCTACGCCGAGAAGACTGATCCAGGCCGGTATGGCCCTCGCGCCACCATAGTGACGCAGCGAGAGGAAGACGATGCGCCGGTCACCGATCATACCCTGGAGCTGAAGCGCAAGATCAATGCTATGGCTGAGCGGGCCAAGCAGAAAGCCAAGGTAGACGAAGGAGAATGATTGATGGCTAAGACGCTATATGTCAGCGACAAGAACGTCAAGCGATTCACTCCAGTGTACAATATGCCTGGGCAGTGGACGCACGGGATCACCCGGTTAGGCCCGACGGAATATCTCGCGGAGCGCCGGAACCGCAAGCGATATCAGACCGAAGCCCGTAGCGCAACGTTCCCCGATCAGGCAAGCGCACTCGCGTGGTGCCAAGCGGATTACAATACGGTACTGCGCCCCGACCCGATTGCCCCCACGACCACGACCGCGAGCTATGTGCAGCCCGCGCATGACGCTACGGTCGTTGTTGCCGTTGCCAGTGCCACAGGCATGGTGGTCGGTCAAGCAATGCAGGTTGGTCCTCCGGGCGGCAATTACGTGATCACCGCCATCGCCGGGTTGAACGTGACCGTACGCAATCCAGCGAATGCGTGGTCCAACGTAGGTCCAGGCGTAACCGTAGCATCTGGCTCTCCGGTGCAGGTGGTTGGGTCCGGTGCGCAGGTAGCCAAAGACGATGACCGCAAACCAAAATGAGCAGCGACGAGCGTAGAGATATCTCGGATGTGCTGGAGGCATCGGAACTATGGATACTGGCGTTGGTGCGATTAGCGATAGCGACGGGCGGGCAAGTCCAGCTGCCGAGCGATCTGCACCAACCACCGGAATACGAGATCGTGAAGGTGCTACGGAGGAATCTCCTAGAGAAGCTGATAGAGGCGACCCGAGAGACGTAGGCCAGCCGGTATACATCGTAACGGCTACGCTCATCTCGCCCGGTGACTGCATGATAGGACGCCTGGAACGTACATGGCATGGTGGTGGAACAATAGGTGAGCTATGTATGATCCTGATAAGCAACAGCCAAGATCGACCAGACTTAGATTTCTGCAGAGTCGACCTTCGTTGGAGGATGATGAAAGAGTCCTCAATGCCCGAGGACTCTTGATCGCATTCGGCATTTCCCTTGGCCTGTGGGCCATCATCATTGGGGGTGTGGTATGGCTGAGGATGTAGATGTCTGCTGGGAACTATCGCAGTGCATTCGTTACTATGACCCGATCAACCCAATCAGGAGTAATCAGGAAATGAACACGAGCCGCCTGATGAATCTACTGCTGCAGATGCAGGAACGTAGTCGCGAGGGGCTTATGATCAGCCCGCTCATCGACGAGGCCCTCGCTATCCTGGAAGGGACTGTGGGGCATAGTCATGTGGTGCGGGACGGACCGAATCCCACAGCCAACCCACCCATGAACACCAAATCCATTCCTGGCAACGTCCTCGCTGTACATCGCGCCATCGAAGCGAGCAACCGTTCACTCGTCTCGCCTTTCGGCCCTCAGCCATACCCCGCCGCCTTCGACTATGACTGAGCGCGGCTTGGGCCGCATGTCACGGTAGACGCAGTTGGTCTGTAGGGCTTGCTCTAGCGCCCCTGTAACCTGGATAAGAGGATCAGGCGCAGGGAAATCAGGACTATCCCCAGAGTACGGGTACAGCTGACTCATAGAGAAGATCGGTACACCATTCACGGCCAACGTCAGTGTAACCACTACATCGGTATCCCCGGTTAGCTCGTCCGGCATCCTGTACAGAACGATCTCGTTCATACCAGAAACACCGTTCCAGACTTGTCCGTAGACAACTCCTTGGCGAGCTCGTGCAACAGCCCTATGGTAATGCTAAGGAGCAGGGTAATCTCCCACTCCTGGACCTTGAGCGCTTCGTCACGTAGCTCTATGAGCCTGAGCCGGTGCTCCAGGACAGCGGACGTATCCCAGGTTGTATCGTTGAATGTAAACGGTTTCATCAGCAGTCCTTCACTTCCAGCTGTGACGCACCAAGGGCTACCTTCTGTCGCATGTACTCCGTGTGCCAATGCTCGGCAACAGGCTGCGCCCCATGGCCCACCACAATCTGGTGTTCGCAATCAGGGCACTCGTACAGGTCCCCGCTCCATATCTTGTAGTTCTGCCATGCCGTAGGGCGACGGAGGCCGCGTATGTTCTCCTCCGGGCTAGCCATCCCATTCGGCATCATCTCGGTCCAGTAAAACCCGTTCCGCTTGGGGCGGTAAAAGCACTGGCATTTCACGCATACTGGCTTAGGCATGGAACGTTACCCCTTGGCCCTTTTCCCATTCTACAACCATGCTTTCGCCTTGGTCGATAAATACCCGCACGGTGTCGATGTGGGCAATAAGCTCCTGCATCTTTTCCCTAGCCGCAGCCATGTCCGGGTAATCGTGGTATATCTGGGGTTCGCCCTCTTCAAAGTAGGCGGTCACTCTAAACATCTTGGTCTCCTAGTGTTGCATCCATTCGTTCTGCGTTCAGGCGTAGCCCGGTAGCCATGAAGTCCAGCCACCGCAGCACTACCTTGTCTACCTCAGCTTTCGTCCTAGGTAAAGGCACATGTAGCTCGCTGCTAAAGCCACCGCCCTTAAGCTCCAGCTTAAAAATCAGTATATCCTCTTGGTGGGTAGGCTTCTTCATATCGCTCTCCATGCAGCGGCGGTATCCTAAACCTGTCCCATGGCCCACAGGCGAGCCACAGGCGGTCATAGCGGTCTATCCACAGGTAAACGGCTTTGCCACTCACATGGTCCGTAAATCGATATTCACCCCGCCGCATGGGGCGTCCCCCGGTCAACCAGCGCGGTAGCATTGCGGTATGTCCTTTACCAGTTGTACGGCAGCACGGGCGGTTTCAATGCAGCTATCGTAGCCGCCTTCCCAGTCCATAAACTCATGGCATTCGATAGGCAGTTCGGTGCTCAGCAGTTGGTGCGCAATCGTCTCCAGGGCCTCTATCAGCTCGTTTTGTAGTGGGGTCATGGCTCGTACCCCGCTGCCTTGGCTTTGGCGATCACCTGCTCCGGCGCTTGCGGGGCGTAGTTTGCTTGAGCGACCGCTTTCGCTTCGTCGAGCGTGGGCTTCCAGCTTGGGAATGCTGTGCCGTTCTTGTAGGTCACGAATACGTTTTCGGACAGCTGAGACACAGCGTATAGATCGCCATTGCCGGAGCGGCTTTCAAAGCCCTGCCACTTCAGTTCTACGTTGCTAGTCATGGCTCGTACCCCGCTGCCTTGGCTTTGGCGAGTGCGGCGCTGGCCACAACGCACGGCTTATAGTCATACTGCCGCTCATGAACCACCGCTCCAGCAGCTACATAGGCCAGCGCCGCCACCAGTTCGCGGATCAGCGCGTCCTTGTCGGCTGTGACGTCCTCGACAGTCTTGCTTGCCCAGCGGATCGCATAGTCGCGCTCGGCCACCAGTTTGTTGATCTCTTCGCGCAGTTGTTTGACCTTCTCACCACCGTTCATAGCTCCGCATCCATGTTCATCTTACCGCCAAATCCGTAGCGGTCAGGGTTGTTGATCTGCTTAAAGAAGAAGCACGCCCAGTGCTGGCTGTTCTCGTGATAGCACTCGAAGATGACGTCGACATCATTGAGCATAGCCAGTTGGGTACATACCCTGTTCGCCGTTGTGTAGTTCGGGTACTCCATACCATTGACCCGATACCTGGAATAACCCATTGCGATTGCTTGTTCATTCTTAGTTAGCTCGGCCATAGGATATACCCCAATGCTATAGCGATGATAATCAACCAAACGAAATACATGGTCTCTCGTTCGTTCATGCGATCTTGTCCCCCTTGTACACACTGATGATGTACTCGTGGTACTTCATCAGTGCCTGGAGCACTTCAGGTTCCAGGGCAATTTCCTCGATGCCGTTATCCAGGCGTATCCATATCTGCCAGCCATCCCAGCGGGCGTATACGCCGTCGCCAAGATAGCGGTCCGGGATCTTAGGTGCGTCGGTCATGGGATCATCCACCCTACGAGCATGAGAGTGAGCCAGACCACCATGATGGTGGTGATGATGTACCATACGTTGTTCGCTATGAACTCTATCATATTACTCCCCAGTGTTTAAACGTTACCATCAGTATGAGGGCGAAGGATAACCCTATCATGAACCAGCCGAACCACGGTTGCATCATGTATCATACCCCATTAGCTTGGCATTGGCAATGAGGGCTGTGGCGTTCTCGTGCCATGGCATTCCGTAGCCGGGTTCGTCGTTGTAATCCATCTGCTCGACGATCACAGACAACGACGCCAACAGATCCTTGATCAGCGTGTCCAGCTGCAGTTTCCAGGCGTGTTGCTTCTCGTTCACGCCCTTGAGGAATTCTACGTGCTCCCGGCTGTAGAGCGGTGTGGTACGGATGCTTGGCTTGTAGGATAGACCCTGCGACGCGATAGCCAAGATCATTGGTACAAACTGCATCGCCTGAGCGGCGCTTTCCGTATAGCATACATGATTAGCGTTGCCGTCATTGTCCACAGTCTCGACGTGCCAGGCAACCGGCTCGTACATAGGCAAGCCGCCACGGATCTCTTCGAATTCTAGAGGTTCTGCCATTCTGGTCTCCTGTTAAAGCACTAGTCTATTATGGTTTTCCTTCCCAGTAAAGTATGTAAAACTAGGAAACAAGTTCCCAACCACATAAACCCAGAATACCACAAGGTATTCTGGGTTTATGTGTTTAATTCCATGGATTTACTTGTGAGCTCCGCGAGCGTACGCTAGGGCTTCGAGTAGCAGCCCAACCGCACTCGTGGGTCGCCCCTGCAGCACCGCTCTCTGTCCAGGGATCGCTGTGGGGGTGACCTCCCTCGAAATGGACAGAGGAGGGAATGCTTTGAACGCCAACGTCGCTATGGCGTCCTTATTGGCAGAAATGCCACCGCATGAGCGAGAAATATTCTTTCTAGGTTTAACGCCCGAAGAGGCGGATCTATTACTCTACGACTGGTCCTTTTGGGGCCGACCCGCGCAGCAAGAACCCGAAGGTGAATGGTCCGTGTGGCTCGCTATGGCGGGTCGTGGTTTCGGTAAAACTCGTATGGGGTCTGAGTGGGTTCGTTCAATGATGTGTGGGGCAACACCCTTGAGCCGGGGGCGCTGTGGTCATATGGCACTAGTAGCCGAAACGGCTGCAGACGCCAGAGACGTCATGGTCCAGAGCTCAGGCGGTATCCTCCGCTGCCACCCGCCCGAGTTCAGGCCGACGTACAAGCCTAGCCTGAGGAAGCTGGAGTGGCCCAACGGCGCGGTAGCTCACACCTACTCCGCCGACGACCCTGAGCAGCTACGTGGACCTGAGCACGAAGCAGCCTGGAGCGACGAGCTGGCTAAGTGGAGATACGCCCAGGATACCTGGGATATGCTCCAGTTCGGCCTTCGTATCGGCGATCAACCCAAGCAGCTAGTGACGACGACGCCGCGCCCGATCCCGGTGGTGCGCGAATTGCTGAACAGCAAGGATACGTTTGTCACTCGTGGTAGCACATACGACAACTTCGAGAATCTATCGCCGAACTTCCTCGCCAAGATGCGCGAGAAGTACGAAGGCACCCGGCTAGGCCGGCAAGAACTGCATGCCGAAGTGCTGGACGACGTTCCAGGGGCGCTCTGGACTCGTAAGATGCTCGAGACCCGGAGCGCATACAACCCCACTGGCGCAGGTATGCACAAGGACGAAGACCTACCAGACATGCGCAGGGTAGTCATCGGCGTTGACCCATCCGGCACGAGTGGTGAAGTCGATATGCGGCGCAAAGAGAATCGCGGGGGCGATCATGAAGATGAAGTCGGTGATGACGTGGGTATTGTTGCTGCTGGTCTCGGCGATGATGGGGTGGTTTATATACTGGATGATGCTACAGTCAATTGGGGTCCCGCTGACTGGGCGCGTCGAGTAGTCGACACCTACAAGAAGCACGAGGGTGATATGATCGTGGGCGAAGCCAACTTCGGCGGGGCCATGGTCGAATACACAATTAGAACGATTGACAAACGTGTGCCCTACCGCCCTGTTCACGCTAGCCGGGGTAAGGTAGTGCGTGCGGAACCGGTCGCGGCCTTGTACGAACAGGGTCGCGTCCGGCATTGTGGCTCCCTATCCAAACTTGAAGACCAGATGATAAACATGACGCAACGTGGATATGAGGGAACGGGTTCCCCGGATCGGCTGGACGCGCTCGTCTGGGCAGTGACTGACTTGGTATTCGGTAAATCGGCGCGCGGTGGTACCATTGCGCTGCAAGGGGGGCATCACTAGATGGCGAAGACCGTTACCAAGCTGAAGCCCGCCAATGATACAAGGCCGACACGAGTCGGTGACGTAAGGGAGCACCATCCAGACTTGATCCTGGTAGAGCCAGACTATATGGAATGCCGTGACGCCATAGCCGGGGCGACCACGGTGAAGCGGAAGGGCGAGGTGTATCTACCTATGCCGTCCGGCTTCAGGGGGTCAGCAAAGCCCGTTGACATGTACGAGGCTTACAAGCTACGTGCACAGTTCCCTGATTTGCTGGCCCCTACTGTTCAGGGGATGCTAGGAATTATCCACCATGGCGAAGCGTATGTCGAAGGGCTTGAAGAAGGCAAGCCGCTCGCAGCCATGTGGGAAAAAGCAACCCCCGACGACCTTCCTCTCGAGACCCTTCATAAGCGAATCACCGAAGAGATCCTTACGGTCGGACGGGTCGCGCTCCTCGTTGACCTCCCGCCCGAAGGTGGGGATGTTCCGTGGATCGCTTTCTACAAAGCCGAAAGCCTGATCAACTGGAGTGAGAGCCGCAACTTCTATGTCCTGGAAGAGGACTATCGGGTTAGAAACGGCTTCTCATGGGAGGCCAAGAAACGTTACCGCATACTGGAACTGGTAGACGGCACCTACCAAGTGGAAGTTGTGGACGAGGATGGGAAGGCGATCCTTGATAATTCGGAGACTGAAGATCAGGATGTGGAGGAAGGTGTCGCTACGTCGGTTGTTGTTCCGCAGGTACGCGGCGGCGATACGTTGGAAGCAATACCGCTTGTTGTTGCTGGGTCGAGAGATTTATCACTGGAGCCAGACCAGATCCCGATGATCGGCGTCACTCGTTCGGCCTATGCAATCTATAGGCTAGATGCCGATTATCGCCATCAGCTATTCATGTCGGGCCAGGAGACGCTATTCTACATTGGCCTGGACCCTAAAGACGTGCCCGATTACGTTGGCGCGGGCGTAGGTATCGCGCTGCCTGAGGGCGGCGATGCTAAGTACGTCGGCCCGAGTGGTACGGGTATTGAGGCACATAAGGTCGCTATTGAGGATGAGCGCAGTACAGCTGCCGAAGCCGGTAGCCGTATGTTCTCCATCGGCGACAAGAAATCCGCGGAATCTGGTGAGGCTCTGCGGATAAGGGCGCGTGCTGGTTCGGCTACACTGGTCTCCGTGGCCCAGACCAGTGCCGCTGCACTCGAGACCGCGCTGCGCTATGCAGCGCGGTTGGTGGGTCAAGACCCTGAGAAAATCATCGTCAAGCCTAACCTGAACTTCCTCGACGCCGATATGACGGCGGACGATGCCAACAAGATGATGCAGCTCTGGATGAATAAGGTCATCAGCTACGAAACGCTGTACGAGAATATGCAACGCGGGCGGATTGCTAGTGAAGAGCGTACGGCTGAGGAAGAGCAGGAGCTCATCGCTGAGGAAGAGGCCGCTGCACTCGAAGCACAGCAGAATATGCCGGGTGCGGGTACTGACGAATATACCGACCCGACGCAGGACGAGCTCAATTCATTCTTCGCTGATGGTGGTGGGGACCAGTCGCCTGGAAACCAGCAACCCACACCAGGACAGACACCGCAGCCAGGAGGTAATGCACAATGATGCCGGGAAATTACCCCCTGTACCTTTACCATGGGGACAGCTACGAGTGGCAGTTCAAGCTATGGCTGGACGCCGGCAAGACCCAGCCCCTGGACCTGAGCGCCGCTACGGCTAAGAGCGAGATACGCGACAAGTCAGGTGGAGCGGAGATATGGGGCCTTGACTGCTCGATCCTAGCCCCGAATATCGTAACCGTTGCACTGACTGCACAGATGTGCCTGACGATACCGGTGAATAGGAAGTACGTATGGGACCTACAGCTGACATACTCGTCTAACAATGCCGTGAACACCATCATAGGCGGTGAGGTGCAGATGGCACCTGACGTGACCGATTCCACCTACATTGCGCCTCTACCCGGCCCGCCAGATTCGGAGGCGGTGAAGACGGTCGTTGTGCGCGCACCAAGGTTGGTGAGACGATGAACCAAATCATCACCGATATCGTAGTTATCACGTCAGAAGAGAACTACGTCGACATCCAGGCCCCGGAGCACACCACACTGGTGGAGCTGACCGCACCGCCGACGATTGTCGTAGAGATCGGTGATATTGGCGGCCCAATGGGTCCATCGGGTCCTCCAGGTGCAGTCGGTCCTCCCGGCAGCGGCTTCGTTCTCAGGGGTACGGTGCCGACGTATACGGCCCTTCCAATTGACCCCATGACCAATGATGCATGGATTACAGAGGACGATGGTCATCTGTACGTGTGGAATGGTCAGATGTGGGTCGATTGCGGCCCTATCGGCTTGACAGAAACAGCTGAGGATTTGCTGGCTAAGTTGATCACGGTCGACGGACCGGGGTCTATGCTAGACGCCGATACCCTGGATGGCCACGACAGTACCTATTTCGCTAGTGTGCAATATGTCGATGACGCCAACACCAACCAGGATGCGCAGAATGCCGCTATCAATGCTTCCCAGGACGTGGCCATTCAGGTTAATGCCGATAACACGGTAGTGAATGCCCAAGATATTAGCGACCTGCAAGATGCACTGGCGGCGCTGGATACGGAGTTGGGTAATGAGACGTCGGCGGCGTCGATCCTCGCCAAGTTGCTTACTGTTGATGGCGCTGGCTCCGGCCTTGACGCTGATACTCTTGACGGGCATGATAGTAGCTATTTCGCTACTGACGCAGATTTGGATGCGCTCACCGCAGCCGTAACGGCGCTGGACACAGCAACCGACGCCCGTATGGACGCGATCGAGGCAGTGAACACCAGCCAAGATGCCGCCATTGCCCTACGCCTGACGGACGCCCCTAACGACACTAATGCTTATGGCCGCAAGGCCGGTGCATGGGTGGATGTGGCTGAAGAAGCCCCTAATGATGGCCTTGGCTACTCGCGTAAAAATGGCGCATGGGCGGTGTCTGTGGGTGGTGCATACACCGACGATGCACCTCCAGGCCCGCCGCTGATCGATGGCCAGTTGTGGTGGGACAGTGCCCACGGTATTCTCTACGTTTACTACCAAGATGCTGATGGGTTCCAATGGGTCCAGACCAACGGCGGCGGCAGCGGCGGCGCGGTGATCTACACCGGCGACCTACCGCCAAGTCCGCTGATTGCTGGCCAGATGTGGTGGCGCAGTGACCTTGGCCAGTTGTTCGTTTACTATGACGATGGCAATAGCAAGCAGTGGGTGCCCGCGAGTGTGTCGGCTGCGCCGGTAGATCCGTATCTGTTCCCTGTTGCGGATATGCGGCTGTATACCAAGAGTGCTGGTGTCGTGGCGCTGAACAACAAGGCGGATGGCACTGGTGTTGATATTGCCACGTTCTCAACTACTGGCAACATAACTGCCAGCAATAACATAACTGCTGGCGGTGCTGTCTACGCCGCTTCATCCTTTGTCTCGACCACCAATAGTGCGATCTTTGCCCCCGGTGTCGCGGGGGCCATCTATCTGCGGCCTAACGGTCCCGCCAGCGCCACTGGCCAGACAACCATTAATAGCGGTGGTTCTATGGCAGTGGCGGCTGGAATTACCTGCGCGGGCCTAACGTCATCTTCCCAGATTGCGACGTCATCAGGTAACATCGTCGCTGCTAGTGGTATTTACGGTGCCAATGGCGACAGTGGTCTGTATCCCGGAGGTGCTGGTCGTGTTCTCCAGTTCGCAGCAAATTGGTATCTCGACTGGAATAGTGGTACCGGTACGCTAGCGTGGCAGATGAGCGGCATTGGTTCTGGCTGGACGCTGCGCAACGACAAGGCATTCATCATTATCGGCAACGGCTGGAAGCCTGGAGGTGGTGCGTGGGCGGATACGTCGGATGCGCGCATTAAGACAGTGATTGGTGATTATACCAGCGGTCTTGATCAGATTCTGGCGTTGGAGCCGGTACGTTACACTTTCAAGGGTAACGATACCAATGACCCCCCAACCGTGGAACAATCAGCGGACCTGGAGGCACCAAGAAACAAGGAAGCACCTTCTGTTCCATATTGGAATAGCAGCCACCGCGCTGCGGCTGTCGATGGTACTGAATATGTAGGGCTAATTGCACAGGCGGTTGAACTTGTGATGCCAGAGATGGTTAAGCGCGCCGATGGCTATATTGATGGCGAAGCGGTAACCGACCTGCGCAATCTGGACACCGGCCCGCTGATCTTCGCCCTTATTAATGCGGTAAAGGAGCTTGCTGCCAAGGTGGAAACATTGGAGGGTCTCCTTAAATCATGATCGACTTCCCCGCCAGCCCCACCAATAACCAGATATTCGTAGCGCCTAATGGCGTGACCTACATATGGGACGGCAAGACCTGGAACGCGGCGCTGACGCCTGTGGTGATTGGCACGGCGCGGGCGAGGAACCTTATTTGCAATCCATCAATGCAGGTGAGCCAAGAAAACGGTATGACCAGTTCACCTGCCGCAGCGACAGGTTCCTATTACGAAGCAGATCAATGGCTGGGGCGTTGGAGCGTGACAGGTGCGTCTTTGCAGGCGGGTTTGTTGGCTCGCTCTTATCTTGGGCCGAAATCACCGAACACTTGTACCCTTTATACAGGTACTCCAAAGGTATCGCTTGCCGCTGGTGACTATTTCCTGCTAACCCAGCCCATCGAAGGTGCAATGGCAATGCAGGATTTACAGTGGGGCACATCACAGGCGGTCCCGGCTGTATTAACTTTCTGGGCAGTACATACGACAGGCGGAACATATTCTGTCCGTATCGCTAATGCTGCGAGTGATCGTTCGTTTATTGCGTCGTATACGCTCGCAGCGGGCGTTCCGAAAAAGGTCGTTGTTCCGATCCCAGCTAAAACAGACGGCGTATGGCCGCTTGATAATGTGCTTGGATTGAGTGTCGAGTTCGCCAATGCTGTTGGGTCCAGTTACATTGGTGTGGCGGGGTGGCAGAATGCTAATCTTTACGGGGTGCCGGGACAGAGCAACGGTGCAGCGGTGGCCGCAACTTCACTATCGATCGCAGAAGTTGGCCTATATGCTGATCCAGATGCTACAGGGGTCCCTCCACCATTTGCTATACCAGATTATGGTTTAGAAACGTTGAAGTGTCAGCGGTATTGGTACAAAGCAACGAGTGCATTGACGTGTTGGCCTCGAAACGGTGGTGACAATTTACGTATGAATAACGGCTTCTGGCCGACAGCGATGCGAACAACCCCATCATTGGTAGCGCAGGGATTATTGAACTACACGGGTGCGCAATTGGGTATGAACTCAGGCGGCAGCTACGCCGGTTATGAAATTTACGCCGACGTTGGCAACGCCACCAATACTTTCAATTGTAATAATTTGACCGCGAGTGCGAGGATGTAAATGGCCGTCAATTTCCCCAACACCCCAACCCTTGGCCAAACGGTAACGATTGGCAACCGGGTCTATGCCTGGAACGGAGTGGGCTGGGAAATACCGACCTCGCCATCAGGCGGCAGTGGTGGTGGCGGTGGCGCTTCCGTAACCACCGACGACGTAGCGCCATCCCTGCCCAAAGACGGCGACATGTGGCTGAAGACCACGACAGGGGCGCTGTACGTTTGCTATGATGACGGCAACAGCAAGCAGTGGATCCAGGTTAGCTCGAGCGCGCAGATTGTTAATCAAGGGTATGTGTTGAAGACTGCGAGCGCTCAAAATCGCGTCATTAATGGCTCGCTGGTGATGAGCCAAGAGAACGCCTCCAACACCGTGACCGCCAACGGGGCCTACCCCGCTGACATGTGGTCACTGAACTATTCCGGGGTGTCGGGGCAGGCAGTTAGGACGACGACCGTGCTGACGCCGGACGGTAACAATTGCGCCTATGTGCAGTCGGTCAGTGCCGCCAAGGCATCACTGGCAGCTACCGACTACGTGCAGAACATTCTTAGTATCGAAGGCGTCAATATCCAGGACTTCCAGTGGGGCAGCGCCGGGGCCAAGCAGGCAATGCTGCGCTTCAATGCCTTTGCAGATGTTCCCGGCCTGTATGCTGTATCGATCCAGAACGGCGGCAGCACTCGTGCCTACAACAAGGGCATTAGCCTGACGACAGCGTGGCAGACCTTCGTCATTCCAATCCCCGGCGACACCACCGGAACGTGGAATACTGACAATCAGCAGGGGTTGTCGATACGCTTCATCTTTGCGGTAGGTAGCACTTACACTGGTGTCGAGGGCTGGCAGTCTGGTCCAGCCTTTGGTGTTCCCGGCATGATCAATGGCGCGGCGCAGGCCAACAAGAGCATCTTCGTTTCCGATGTCGGGTTCTATCTTGACCCCAACAAGACTGGGTTGGCTCCTCCCTACGAACGCCCGTTGTACATGGACGAGCAGATGGGTTGCGTGCGCTACTGGCGTAGTGGGCAGTACCGCTCAGGCGTGCCGTCCGGTTCGACCTGCGGTGTGGTCACGCCGCTGGTGCCGCCTATGCGTACAATACCGACAGCCACCTACACCGACCTTATAGGCACGGCTAGCAAGATGACCATCGGCGGCAACAACGGCTACACGCCCAGCGGCGGCGCTCCTGTGGTTGGGTCCAGCGAAGCCGGTTTTGACCTTGTATCGCCGATCACCATGCCGAACACATGGTGGGGGTGCCTGCTGAAACTGAGCGCGAGGATGTAATGGCACTAGACTTCCCCGCATCACCCACACTTAATCAGGTATTCACCTCTGGTAATACCACGTGGATATACGACGGCACGGCCTGGAATATTACGCCGCAGATGACACCCGCCGTAGCCAGCGACCTGCCCCCGGCCAACCCGGCCATAGGCCAGCTCTGGTGGCGCGCTAGCAACGGGATTATGTACATCTACTTTGACGATGGCAATACCAAGCAGTGGGTGCAGACGAGTCCGGGTGGAGCTGTGCCAGCCAAGATAGCACGTACACGTAACCGGGTGAACAATCCGACTATGCAGGTAAGCCAAGAGAATGGTAATACGCCGGTTGCGGCGAGTGGTTTATACCCGGCTGATCAGTGGCAGTTGCAATGTGGCGGGATTGCTTCGAACGCATACAGGGCTTCGCCTTTTACCTCGTCAAGTCCAGAAGGTACGGTTACGGCTGCGGCTATCTATGCCTCGACTGCAAAGCCGTCGCTCGTCGCTGGTGATTTCTTGTTGCTGATACAACCGATTGAAGGTATCGACATCGCCGATTTTTTGTGGGGGACAGTTAATGCAAAGTCGGTTGTTCTCCGCTTCAGCGCCTATGCTGATACTGCGGGCACCTATGCTTTTACGATCCGTAATGCAACAGCTAATAGGTCGTATGTTGGATCGTTCACGATTACTACCGGTGGTGTTTGGCAGTCATTCTCTTTTGCCGTTCCTGGAGACACGACTGGAGTATGGCCGAAGGACAATAGTGTTGGCCTGACCCTTGGTTTTACCGCCGCTGCTGGCTCGACCTATATCGCCCCTGCTGCTGGTTGGAACGCTGGAAACTTTGTTGCTCCTTCCGGTATATCGAATGGTGCTGCTGTCATTAACCAAGGACTTTACATTACTGATGTTGGTCTTCATCTTGACCCGGATAAAACAGGTCTTGCCCCGCCATTCAATCCGCCGCCTTACGAAGACGATTTGATCCGGTGTATGCGCTATTGGTTCAGTTGGGGTAGTATGATTTTGTTTGTGACCTACGCGAACGGGGCGGTGCAAATGCTGTCGGTGTATACGTTCCCGGTTGTTATGCGAACTGCCCCAACCGTTGGTTATGTCAACGTTACTTATCAAAATTGTAACACCCTAACCACCAACGGCGTTGGTGACCGCTTTATCAATGTACAAGCGCAAGCAACTGTTGCGGGTGCGGCCTATGCAGGTTGGGGTGCTAAACTCAATGCGAGGTTAGCTTGATGGCCATCGACTTCCCAGCCTTTCCAGTAGTAGGCCAAAGCTTCGACGCAGGAGCAGGCGTCCTCTACGCTTGGGATGGTATCGCGTGGAACGCCATTACTGCGGCTTCCCCGGCTGCGATCCTGGACGTACCACCAACGAACCCGGCTGTCGGGCAATTGTGGTTCCGGGGGACTACGGGTGCGCTGTACATCTACGTGGATGACGGCAACTCCAAGCAGTGGGTGCAGATTCCAGGGGTGGCGAACGTTGCCACGAATAGCATATGGGAGCCAATCGGCGGGGAACGCATTTTCTCAGGTATTGCTAACGTCGACACCACAGACCTTGCGCCCTACAAGCGGCTGCGCTGGATTGGATCAGCTTACATAACGTCGGCAGCAATTCTTGGCTACCGCACCAGTTCCGACAACGGCGCGACATTCTATAACGGTGCATCGGATTACAGTTTCCAGTACGTGTATGCGGCGTCAACGACAGTCGCGGCAGCTAACGGGGCCATCACTATCGGCTACATGTCGAACACCGTGGATGCAGGAACATGGGTACATTTCCATACAGAGTTTGAGAATTTCAACGTCGCTGGGGATAAAGCGATGCGTTGCCACACCAAACAGCGTACCTCAGGCAGCATGAACGAGGTGCTTTACAGCGGTGCCATCAACCCGGCACCTGCGATGAATTCTCTGCGCTTGCTGGCCAGTGTTGTGCAGAATATCAACGGCAGCTTCATACTTGAAGGGGTACGCGGATGATCGACTGGCCAGCAAGCCCCACCCCTGGACAAATATTCAACTCCACAACCGGAGGCATCTACATCTGGGACGGGGTGGCGTGGTCGCTGGTGACGCAGGCGACGGCCACTGCCGAGCGCAGGAACCGCATCGTTAATCCCTGTATGCAGGTATCGCAGGAGTACGGCAACACCGCCTTGAACGTCCCTGCTAATTATCCCGCCGACCAGTGGTCGTTTTCAGTGAGCGGGACCGGAGTGGGATCGCATCAGCGTGTGCAGTTAACCACGCCGAAAGGGGCTACGGATCGCCTGCGCTGCACGGTGACGACCGCTGATGCATCCCTGACCGGGGGTGATGCTTGGCATGTAACCCAGCCCATCGAAGGGCAGATGGTGGCGGACTTTCAGTGGGGCACCGCCAACGCCAAGCAGGCAGTGCTGCGCTTCGGCTTCAAGGGTCCGGCTGGCACCTATTCGGCGCGTGTGATGAACGGTGCTGGCAACCGATCCTATGTTGCTCAGTTCACCATCAGCGCCGCACAGGCCGGTGCCGACACCGAGCAGATATTCGTTATCCCCGGCGATACCACCGGGACATGGCCGGTCGATAATTCACTGGGGTGGTATGTCGGGGTTTGCCTCGCCTGCGGCCCGACGTATCAAGGCGCAGTTGGGTGGCAAGCCGGAGTAATTTTGGGAACGTCGGCGAACAGCAACGGTCTCGCCTCGACCAGCAACGTTTTCGAACTGTTCGACGTCGGCCTCTATGCGGACCCCAATAAAACTGGATTGCCGCCTCAATTCGAGGTGCCGGACTTGGGCACCGAACTGGCGAGATGTCAGCGGTATTGGGAGGCTCAGTACCATCTGATCGGCGGTTACAATGCCGCAGGGGGGGTTATGAACAGCATTCTATTCCATAAGGTGGCCATGCGTCAGGGGCCAACTGTAGCGTTCACTACTCCAGCTTATTCCAATGGTAGTGGGTTGCTCGTTGCGGGGCAAAATACGCCCAACAGCGTAGGTGTATCATACACCATAACCGCAGTAGGTGGGGCTTTTGCTTCTGCCGTCGTTGTATCTAATGCAAGGATGTAAAACATGGCACTGACAGAATACGTAAGCGCAGAATGGGTAGAGCCAACCATGGACGGTGGCCAGCTCATGATTAAAGCAATTGGCGACGATGGCCTGGAATACTGGCTACCGGGCGAAAGCACCACGGTAATCAATACCCAAGGCGAGGAAGAGGTAAGGACCGTTGCGCAATACGACGTTCCGCCGTGGCCCGCGTTTGTGCAGACTGCGGCGGGTAAGACGATGCTGAGCAAAATGCCGAAGGCGAAGAAATAGGACTTTACATCTGGGTCATGATGCGCTATATCATGTGGTAACGAAAACCCGATAGGTGCCTCATGACCCGCAAGTACAAGTCCAACGAATTGAAGCCGCTGACCGCCATGATCGATGAATGTGACAAGGGCCTGGAATGGGAATTCACCGTCGAGTACAAGAAGTACGGCGGCGAGAAGTGGGGTCCTGGCATCAAGGATCAGGCTGACTTCAACAGCCGCTACAAGGCTGCACCGCTGACCTACCTGACGGACGAAGAGTACAACACGCTCGGCTACACGTCCATCAACATGGGCAACCTACCGACGTTCGATGATGTAATGAAGATGATCGGTCACCGTCGCGACCCGAAGGCCATCCAGGATCGGATGAACAACGGCGTGACAACACCGCCGATCGTGCTGCGTAAGAACGGCAAGCTGCGCCTGATGGCTGGCCAGAGCCGTATCTTCACCGGGTTCGCCTCCGGCTACCGGGTGCCCGTCAAGGTCTTGGATGTATGAATGTACACAAGAAGATAGAGAAGCACCAAGACACCCATGGAGGAGGATTACACCCCCATGGGAAGTACGAGGAGTCTAAGCATAAACGAGGCATGGGCGGCAAGTTCGCTACCAAGCCGGGGGAAGCCAAGCCCAAGTCCCTTACCGAGAAGAACGCGAAGCTCCAGGAGAAGGGCAAGACCTCCGGGGTCACCGACCAGGACGTCATCAAGCTGCACGTCGACAACAATCCCAAGAAGCCCGGATCTCAGGCACACAACGACTTCTCCATGTACAAAGACGGTATGACCGTCGGCGAATTCAAGTCGACGGTCGGTAAGAACGCGTCAGGACATCTTATCCACGATACGAAGAAGGGGTTCATCTCGATCCATGACCCAAAGACTCTACCAAAGGAAAAGATTGAGCTTACCAAGGCACAATACATTGCATCGGGTAAGCAGTCTGGTATTCAAGGATCTGACGTCGTTAAACTGCACCCGACGGAAGAGATTGGGCACAATGCGAACCCGAAGAAGCCTGGAAGCAAGGCGGCTCAGGATTTCGGTAAATATAAGGATGAGATGACAGTCGACGAGTTTCATGCGGCTGTTGGCGATAAGGGCGCGGCTAAGGGCCACATAACCCACGATATCAAGAAGGGTCATATATCAGTCCACGATCCTAAGGATCTCAAGGCGCTACGCACAGGAGAGAAGACCCCTTCGACGCTGAAGGCCGAGCCTAAGCCGGAGCCAGAGGTCACCAAGCCGGGAGAACACAGTAAGGAAGAGAAGTCCGCAGCCAAGACCTCGGCCGTTCATGATCATGACCTGAAGTCTGACGCCAGTGTCCTACATGATGACCATGTACTGACATCTACTTTCAGTGGTGACAAAGTCACCGTGAAGAGCTACCTGGATAACCACAAAAGCTATAACCCGAATCATTCTGACATACAGGCGAAGAAAGTACTACAGAAGGATATCGATGATGGCTTCTATTCGGTATCTGCACCAACACCAAAGGCCGAGCATGCCTCGGCTATTGATGTCAAGCACCTGAAGCCTGAAGATGACCTATATCTGATAACCTCGAAGAATCCATATCCTAAGCCATCTGCACCGCAGGGCACGGCGCTACCGCCAGATCAACTGAATTGGGTCAAGTATCAGTCGTTCACGATCAAGCCCAACCAGAAGATGAACCTGTCCGATTACCAGAAGACGCAAGCCGGTACGCCTGAGGAGAAGGCGGCTGCTCTGCAGAGCATGATCAATCAGGGCCACATCAAGGTCGTCACTGGTGCGGATAAGAAGGCCGCGCTGGCGGCGACAGAGAAGGCTGCGCAAGAGGCGCTCGCCTCGAAGCATAAGGTCCACCTGGAAGCAGTCAAGGAAAGCACTTACGACCAGTGGAAGGATGATCCTAAGTGGGGCAATGCTCCAGGGGTTCACACGACCCTGAAGAATGCAACATATGGCTCTGATCTGTATCCTGAACACCCACAGATGACAGAGATGATGACCGCCCGTAAAGCCATGGGCCTCAAGTTCAATAATAATTCGAATAGTGCAGTTGCCTTTTACACTGGATCAGGTTATAGTGGTATGAATAAGGCTCTAAGGAAAGGTGAGAGCACGTACGATTACGCTGATCGCGTAAAGCAGCTAGATAGCCTGATGGAGACAACCAAGGGCGACGCCATCATGTGGCGTGGTATCGGCAGCGACAGCTTCCACGGTAGTGGTAACAAGCACGGCTTGAATGACATACCGCCGCCGCAAGAAGTCACGGATATGGGATACAGTTCCATATCCTACAACCCGCGTATCTCGAAGAGCTTTGCGGGGCAGTCCAAGATCCATGGCACCACGACTCTCTTCAGGGTCAGGGTGCCAGCTGGAACCAAGGCCGCATTCGTAGGCCGGGTAGCCAGCGAGAAGAAGGCGATGACAGACGAGGCCGAAGTTATCACGGCGCGCGGTACTCGTTATCGTTACGTATCGACAACGCATGGTGTGAATGTCGGAGGCAATAACGTCACAGTGATTGACATGGAAATAGTGAAGGCAGACTAACATGGCAAAGAAACCGAAAGAACCAGTAGACCAGCCAACCGACGAAAATGGTCGGTTTAGCGACTGGGATCTCAGCGAACTGATTCACCTGGAACACAATCAGAAGCTCGTACCCAACGACGATAACACCGATGCGAATAAATCGGCCGGGTCTCCCCGGCCCCCGAAAAAATAATACTAGCGAATCGCTGGAAACCAGCGTAAGCTGAGGCTTGTGGATGTATTTTGCGGGAGGAGTGCCCGGTGGTTTTAAAGGCAGTCATTGAGAGTGAAACGGATGTTCCGGAAGCACTCAAAGGTGAATATGTCGAAAAGGACGGTAAGTTCTATCTCGACTTGGACGGCACGCTCAGCACCCATACAGCGGTAGTGCCGCTGGCAAATGCTCTGGCCAATGTCCGTAAAGAGAAGAAGACCCTCCAGGATAAGGTAACGGCGCTGGAAGCAAAGGTCACCGGGCTACCGGATGACTTCGATCCCGCCGCATATGCCGATGTCCTCGCCGAGCTGGAAACTCTCAAGAAAGATCCCAATCGGGATAAAGATACAGAAGCAAAACTCAAGACAGAACGGGAACGTTATGAACAGCGCCTTCGCGACGCTGAGGCAAAACGTTTGAACGATCTGAAGGCCAAGGACGACGAGATTGCTGAACGTGACAGTGTCATTCATGCAACGGTTGTCGACGGCGGCTTGACCGATGCCCTTGTTAAGTATGGCATCGCTAAGGAGTTCATGGGTGCTACCCGCGCGCTCCTGCGTGGTTCCGTCAAAGTGAAGAAAGAAGATGACGGTAAACGCCATGCTGTGGTTGATACTGATCTTGGTGAGGTCGATATCGACAAGTACGTAGAGAACTGGTCCAAGTCAGACGATGGTAAGCCGTTCGTCATTCCAGCCAAAGGCTCAGGTGGCCATGGCTCCGGGAATGGACGCGGCTCGGAGATCAATCCGTGGGCGAAGGAGTCCTTCAACCTTACGGAACAGGGTCGAGTCATGCAGGTTGACAAGGAAAAGGCCAAGCGGTTTATGAAGGCCGCTGGCCGTAGTCAGCAAGAGATAGACCGAGTCATCTCTGCTTAGTCATAGGAACTAGCTGTCGCGGTCAGTGACCGGCACCTAGAATCCATCCCAGCCGACGGTCAGTGACTCGGTTGGTTCATGTTAAACTCATGGCCAACTCAGGAGGAACGACCTATGGCCTCTACCAAAATTGCTGATGTCATTGTACCATCGGTGTTCAATCCGTATGTGACGGAACGTACCGCCGCATTGTCGGCCTTGTGGACGTCTGGTATTATCGCAACCGTTGCCGAGCTTAACGTATTCGGCATGAAGGGTGGTACGACTCTCGCCATGCCCTTCTGGAAGGACCTGACTGGAGCTGAAGAAATCCTGTCGGATGTCGTACCACTCGGCGTCGACAAGATCACCACGGCGCAGGACATCGCTGTCCTCCATGCTCGTGGTAAGGCTTGGGGCGTTAACGACCTCGCCGAAGCTCTCTCGGGCGACGACCCTATGGCTGAAATTGGTACGCTGGTTGGTGCTTTCTGGGCACGCCGGCAACAGGCCATGCTCCTCGCCATCCTGGACGGTGTCTTCAAGTCAGCTTCCATGGCTGGTAACATCAGCGACATTTCCGGTGCGTCCGGGTCCGCTGCGGTTATCAGTGGCGACACTGTCGTCGACGCACTCTACAAGCTCGGCGACGCCGCCGATGTGCTGACCGCCTTCGCCATGCACTCGGCGGTTGCAGCGACCCTTGTCAAGCAGGGCCTGATCGACTTCCATGTGGACGCCGAAGGCAATCCGACTCTACCCTACTACCTGAACAAGCGGGTCATCATCGACGACTCCATGCCGAATAGTGCCGGCGTGTATACGTCCTACATCTTCGGCGCTGGAGCCATTGGCTACGCCGACGGTGGTGCACCGACGCCTACTGAAACCGATCGCGATTCGCTGGCTGGTGAGGACATCCTCATCAACCGTAAGCACTTCGTGCTTCATCCGCGTGGTGTAGCCTGGATCGGTACGTCGACTGGCGTAGCGCCTACCAACGTTGAACTGGCTGTCGGCACCAACTGGAGCCGTCGCTACGAGAACAAGAACGTTCGTATCGTCCAGTTCAAGCATAAGATCGCGTAAGGTTGGGCCGAGGTCAAACCAATAAGCGATAAAGGGAGGAGCCGGTTTACCACTCCCCGGTTCCTCCCGCCAAATTCAGGAAAGGAGACCATCATGGGTCTTTCAGCATTTAGCCGAGCCCGCGTTTCAATGCTACCTGAGATGGAGCTTGAAGCCAAGCGGTTCGAAGAATGGAACAAAGCACACCAGAAGAACTTCCGTGACATGGATGAGCTTCATGATGAACTGACCAGCGAAGATGAACTGGTCGAGATTCGTGAAGCAATGCTCGAAGGTGTTAAGGAGATTGGTGAGAAGGTTGTCGCCGGTCTGTCCGAGAACACTGAGCCGGGGGAGGCTATTGACCTACCGCTGCGCACCGACCATGTACGCGACCTCGTCGGCCGCCGTCACGTGGAAGATCCGCAGGGTAAGCCGAAGACCACCTTGGAACGCTTGCACGAGCGCATTCCGACCAGCACCGAGTCCGAGAAGCTGGCCAATAAGACGCAGGTTACCCAACCCGGCCCAACCAAGGCTGAGATGGACGCGGCGGAAGAAGAGCAGACCGCATGGGGCGACGAATACGTCCCAGACGACCAAGTCGCCATGCCAGCACCCGGCGCGGGCGCGGGCGTGATGGGTCAAGGTCCGCATACTGCACCAACGCCTTCAGCGGGCGACGTGAAGTCCGCACAGGCGACCGTGGACAGTATCGAAGCCGCCATGCAGCCTGAAGTCTATGAACAGGAACCAGGCCAGCCCGCCAAGGCCAAGCCAGCTGCCGAAAAGGTTAAGACGACCGGCGCGGCTGGTACCGAGAAGGAAGTACCCAAGACAACGGCAGCGGCCGATGTCAGGGCTGCTACCAAGCCAGCTGACAAGGAGTTCAAGAAGTAACATGGCGCACTACGGAACAGAAGCAGATTTCGAGGCGTACTGCATCCAGATGGGTTACACCCCAGCTGAGGGTGAAGTCGATCCTGCTCTGGAACGTAGCACGTTGTGGCTGGACAACACCTACGGCGCACGTTACCCTGGAACACCAACCGGTGGGCGTGCGCAGATTTTGGGCTGGCCGCGTACGGGGGCCGTCGATTGTAAAGGGTATGTCATTCCTCCGGATGAAATACCCGGCGAGATCGAGCGGGCAACGTATGAAGCCGCCCTCAGGGAGTTGGCTAACCCCAACTCCCTTTCTCCAGACGTGACTGTTGGTAAGGTTTACAAGTCAGTCAGCGTGAGCGGCGCGGTAAGCGTCACCTACGCCGACGAGGGAGGCGTAGTGGCCAGTCAAAGCCCTACGCTCACCGTAGTTGACAATATGCTCTCCTGCCTCCTAGGCGGAGCGCAATCAGGACGCAGTACCGTGAAATGGTTGAATAGATCATGAGCGATGCATTCTACGCAGATATGGCCAATACGGCACTCGGGGTCATCAAAGACTTCCAGCAGGGCGTGCTCGCGCTGGAGAGGCGTTCGCTGGTAGCGGGCGCAGAGCCGTGGGATCCAGGCGTACCGACCGTGCAGTCCTTCCCTGTAATCGGTGTGGTGCAAGCTATCGATCGCCGACTAGTCGACGGTACAACTGTCCTAGCCACAGACCGATTGGCAATCCTACCGGCAGATTCGCTACCAGCGGGCGTCATACCACAATTATCAGATCGGTTGGTCATAGACGGTGAACCAGCCACGATGAAGAAGATTCTCAGGGTGCCGGAAGCCGGTATCATCATCGTCTATCGAATTGTTATAGGGTCGTAATGGCTGCAATACCTAGCTCACTCCAGGAACTTCTCGACCAGATGGAACCGCAGGTCCGTCAGGCGTTCCTGGATGCTATTGCTGACATCACCGACGAAACCGTTATCCAGGCGCTGACCGATGCCATAGCGACAGGTAATGTGGAACATGCTCTTTCCGTTCTTAACCTCGACCCAGTGGTCTTTTCCGGGGTGCCCGACACTACCAACGACATCTTCAAGATGGCAGGGGTATTGACCGCTGAAGCCGCACGAGTAGCGCGCGACCCGAATACCGGCGCACGAATCGTCTTTCGCTTCAACGTCAGGTCTCCCCCGGCTGAGGACTGGCTGAGGACTGAAAGCTCTAGGCTCGTCGTAGGGCTGTCAAACACGGCTAAGAAGACGGTACGCCAGACCCTTGCCGCTGGTATGGAACGGGGCGATAACCCTAGGACTACGGCGCTCGATATAGTTGGGCGGGTAAGTAAAGTCAGCGGTCGTAGGGAGGGAGGCACTATCGGCCTGACTCCCAATATGGAACAATACGTCCAGAACGCGAAAAATGAGTTGCTGTCTGGAGATCCGCGTCTTCTCCAGAATTACCTGACGCGCGAACGTCGGGATGCCCGCTTCGATGTCAAGGTTCGACGCGCATTAGAGGCGGGTAAGCCATTAGCGCAAGCTGACGTAGATATGATGATAGGCCGTTATAGCGACAGCCTACTCAAGCTGAGGGGCGACAACATTGCCCGAACCGAAACCCTATTGTCGCTGCATGCGGGGCAGTCGGAATCAATCCGGCAGTTGATCAGCTCCGGTAAGGTGCAGGAGCAGGATGTTGTAAAAATTTGGCATACGAATATTGACGGGCGCGAACGCCGGTCGCATTACATTCTTAACACTCGGAGGGTCCAGTTCCAGGATGCATTTGTATCGCCGGAAACTGGAGCTTTGATGATGCATCCAGGCGATCGCTCCCTGGGTGCGCTGCCGCAGGATGTAATTAATTGCCGTTGCCATGCGGAATACAAGGTTGATTACATTTCTGCGGCAGTCCGCCAAGGTAAGAGGATGGCCGGGGTATGACCACACTCTTCACCGACAAGATCGAGGATTGGGTAAAGGCCGAGCAGATATTTCTGGAGGCCGTTGTCAAGGAGTCTACGCAGGAAGTCATACGGCTGATGAAGATCCCTGTTATGCAGGGTGGGAACATGCCGGTCGATACGTCCTTCCTACAGAACTCGTTGGTCGGGGTGAAGGGCACTAACATACCGCAGATCAACCCTTCGGCTGACGGCAAGGGTGGGCCGCAGGTTGGTAACACCCAAGGGATCGAGACGACGATCGCGAACTGGAAGCCGGGTGAGTCTATGTCCTTTGGCTTTATCGCTAGCTATGCGGCGCGGCAGAATTATGGCTTTACCGGAACAGATAGCCTCGGGCGCAATTACAATCAGTCGGGGCGGCATTTCGTAGAGCTCGCAGTGCAGCAGTGGCCGAACATAGTGCAAGCAAGCCAGCGCAAGTTGGCGGGTAACTTGGTATTCACATAATGGTAGCTACGACACCAGAGGCACGGATACTTGAGGCACTTCTGAACCACATGAAGTCGTGGGCGGGCGGGTTGCCTGTTGCGTGGTCTAACGTGCAGTATCCACCTGTGGGTCAACCCAAGCCTGATGAATATGCAATCATAACGTTTTCTCCAGGTACGCCTGAGCAGGTCGTTATTGATTCTAAGGATGCGAACAGGCATCCAGGGGTTTTTGGCGTCAGCATTATGACGCTACTGAATGACGGTGAGATGAAACCACAAGAGATTGGCGGTAGTCTCGCGTCACACTTTCACGGCCAAGTGCTTTCCTCCGGTAGCACTACCGTGCGCGTTACGGCGCGGCCTAGAGTTGCCGGGGGATACGTGGACGGCGATCGGTGGAGAACACCGGTGACTGTACCGTTCGAGACTATATCGGTATAGTAGGAAAGGAGCCTCAGAGATGCCTCTGTACCCAGTCGCCGGTTGCAAATTTTCTATTAGCACTGACCCATTCCCTGAGAAATCAGCGGATGTTGTCGCCTCTGACTTCACCACTGTTGTGTGGATTGAAGTTGGTAAGTGGACATCCATGGGTCCGTATGGGGATTCGTCCCAGCTGATCACCACCGACCTCATCGGCGAAGGTCGCACGAAGAAGATGAAGGGCACGCGCAATGCGGGTTCTATGGCCAATACCTTTGCGGTGGACATGACCGATCCAGGTCAGATCAAGATGATCGAAGCGTCCGAGACGTTGAATAACTACGCCTTCCAGGTGGAGCTGAACGATAGCGATGGTGGCGTCGGTGCCACCAATTCGAAGCGGCAGTTCTACGGTCTTGTGATGCAGTCACAGGAAGCTGGCGGCGGCGCGAATACCGTGCAGACCATGAATGGTACGGTTGAAATCAACTCGAACATCGTGACTATTCCGGCGACGCCGGGTACGCTCACGGCGCGCGCCGGAGGTGAAAAGGGAGGTGGGCCTACTGAGGTCGCCCGAAAAAGCTACGGTGCACCAGCTGAGCAACCAGCAGGAGTCAAAAACCTCCACGAAGGCAAGGTTGAGGAAGACGAAGACGCCTAAGACTGCGAAGAGGAGTGGAACAAGTGGTTGGTAAGGTGAATGTAGTTGTAGACGACGAGCCCTCCGTCGGGCTGGATGATCTTTCCAGGTTCGACGCTATGCAGGATGCCCAGGAAGCTGGGCTAGACGTAGATATCAGGGGGCCGGATAACAAGAAGCTTGGTTTCTCGATTAAGATCTCGGGGCCGGATTCTTTGCGTCAGCGTAGGGTCATCGAAAAGATAGCTGCAGAACGTATGAATAGCGACGACCCTACGCCGCTGACGCCACAGGAACTTTTTGATCGACAGACTCGTGGACTCGCGGGAGCCACGATTTCCTGGACGCCGTTCAATCTGGACGGAGAAAAGTATGTGTGCTCTGAGGAGAATGCGTACAAGCTCTATAACCGGTTCCCGTTCATTCGCGATCAGGTTGCAGAGAGGGCGGGACGGCGTTCAGCTTTTTTCGAATCATCGAGTTCCGATGCCGGGTAGCGATTAATGAGTGGGTTGCTGGTCGCAAACCGATATTCCCGGAGGCAATCGGGTACATTTTCGATTGGTTCCGGGAACTCTGCTGGACACGAAGGCCGGGTTACTCTGGTGCGTTGCCGTTAGAATATCAGGAGATTTTAGCGTGGTCTCGGTTGAATCGGCGTACACTGGAATCGTGGGAACTGAGGATACTGATAGGTATGGATATCGCCTATATCCGGGCGCTAGGCGCGAAAGATAAGGAGGAAGAGGAAGAGAAGCCTGCACCGAATGGCTATGGGGAAGAAGTATCTTCAAGGCCGCTAACACCAGCATTATTTGATGCCCTATTCGGTTCCAATGATAATAGGAGAAAATAATGGCTGGTGCGGAACTTGGTATCACAGTCACTTCAACCGGTATCTCGGAAGCAGTAACCGAACTTGATAAGCTGGTTCCAGCCGCACAGCGCGCCGAACAGGCCACCACCAAATTATCCCAGACGACTGCATCTACGATGGGGGCTATGGCCAATCAGGTCGAGTCCTTTGCAGATCGTATAAACAAAGCTCTCAATATCAAGACTTCTATGAACATAGGTCGAGGCGAGGATATCGCCGCCTATGGGGAGCAGCTTGATCGACTGAGGCAGAAGTTCAATCAAGCCCACTCCATTATGCAGACCTACCGTAATGACGCGTCTGAGATTCGTCAGGCGCATTCGGTAGGGGCGATCTCCGTCAATGAGATGAACGCTGCGCTCGAGCGCCTTCGCCAAACGACACAGAGGCAGATCGAGACTGAACGGCAGCTGAGGCAGGGGCGTTCAGCGAATGGCGGTGGTCCGGCTGGTTCTGCGGGTATAAGTGCTGGTGCGCAGAGGGCCGTGCAAACCAACCTTATGTACCAGTTCCAGGATGTTGTTACAACGGCCGGAATGGGTATGTCGCCGAGTATGATCGCCTTGCAGCAGGGTGGTCAGATATCGTCTGCTCTCCAGGGTTTGGGTGGCGGTGGTATTAAGGCCGGGTTGAGTGCTGTTGCTGGCGGCGTCATGGGCCTGGTAAACCCAGTCAGTTTGGCCACGATGGCTGTCGTTGGCTTGGGCGCGGCGTTCTATCAGTGGTTGGCCTCAGGCGAGAAGATTAAGACGCTCGACGAGGCAATGAAGGATCATGCTAAAACCGTTGCTGAGCTGGGTAAGGCTTATGGCTTTGCCGGGGCCAGTGTCGATAAATACATGAATACTTCAGTAGAATATAGCAAGGCGGCTGAAGCCAAGGCTAGACAGGATTTGTCTAAGGCGTCTACGCAAGCTGGACGCGACCTCTTTGGTATGGGCGCTGCGGAAGGCTGGCGTAAGTATCTCCCCGGATCGCAGGCTGGTGATCTAGGCGCGGCTGAACAGCGCGGCGTCATGGTTGGTACAGATAACACCGAAGACATTTCAAGCAAGTTTACCGCCTTTGCTGAACCAATCCGCAAGCTGAGAGAAGGCATCAAGGCTGGTAATGCGGACTGGGCGGAGTTTGCGAAGCGAGTTGCCGAAATAGGTAAGGAGAAAGGGCTAAAAGATAAGGCTGACGAGATCCTGAATCTTGCTAAGAATGCCGCTGACGCAGCTGAGCAAGTTAAGGTTTTGAAAGATCTCTACAAGGAGATGAATGATGAGGCCAACGAAACGCAGAGGCTTTCGATCCAGCAAAAAGATGCACGGACAGATGCTGAGCGAATTGATGCGGCGCGTCAGTTGGCTACGTATCAAGCGCGAAAGCTGGAAGGACAGGCCAAGGAAGATGCAGTAACGCGCGCGGTACGCGATGTAGAGGCGGATATTGCCCGGCAGCGGAGAGATGCGGCCCAGCAGCGGGAAGATAGTGGCAAGAAGGCGCTACAAAGCGAGCATGAATCGCTTGAAGCCATGAATATGACTGCTGCGGGTGCGGAAAGCTATAAGCGCCGTATGCAGGATATCGACGCGATCATTGCTGAGGCAGCGAAGGCTGGTATCCACTTTGGTGACGTTGGCTGGGAAGCATACCAGAAGCAGATTGACGCAGCCCAGAAGCTAAATGATCAGCTTGATGACATTAAGGCGAAAGAGGAAGCGATTAACCGGGCGCGCATTGTAGCCGGTAACGACGCCCAAATCTCTAGCATGAACGCCGTTACAAACGCCGAGAAGATTGCGGCGGCTGGGCAACAGGCGCGTGTTGGTAAGGTAGGGGCTGACGCCGATTTCGCAGCCGGGGAAGCCGAGCGCCTGGAGCGGGCGAAACAGGCCGCTGACGCAGCCAAATCCTCCAGGGATCAGGAAGAAAGTCTGACCCGACTAGTGACTAAGCAGCAAGAACAATTTGAGCTTCTTGGCAAGACAGCCGGTGAGCAAGCGGCGCTTTCGCAGGAGATGGAACTCAGGTATGCGTTGGAGAAGGACGCTGCTGAAAAAGGCATAGCCGTAGACCAGAAGAAGCTGGATATGATACACCAGCAGACTCAGGCATACGGCGAGTTGGTCGACCAGCTAGCCAAGCAGAAATTGGCCCAAGACCTTATCTTCGAACGGTCGCTCATTGGTATGTCCGACCAGGATAAGGCGATTGCTCAGCGGCTACGCAATACCGGTATGAGCACGACTGGGCCTGAAGCGGCCTATATGCGTGAGACCAATCGACAGCAGGAGGTGCACGACTTCGCCTTCGAGACGGGTAAAGATTTCCTCACCAGCATGTCTGGCGCTATTACTGATGGCGGCGACGACATGGGCGAGAAGCTTATCCAGGCGCTGAAGGGCGGGGCTGACCGGGCGCTGAGTAAGATACTCGATAAGCTATTCGACAATATCCTTAACACCCTGTTGGGCGGCGGCACGGCTGCGGGCGGCGCGGCGGGCGGCGGTATCGGTGGAGCTATCGGTACGGCGCTCGCCAAGGGTGTGAGCACCTCACCAACTGCTGGAGCCAATACGACCCTGAGTGCCTTCCTCGGTGTGGGAGCTAACGACAATAAGGGCGTGGCCGCAATGTCCGCCTCGCTGGCTCAGTCGGCGGCGGCTATCCGCAGTATTGAGTCTGGCTCTGCGGCGGGTAACTATTCGGCACTTGGCCCATTGACCAAGAGCGGTGACCGGGCCTATGGTGCTTACCAGATGATGGGTAACAATATCCCATCGTGGTCTAAGCAAGCCCTCGGTTATTCCATGACCCCACAGCAGTTGATGGGGAACAAGGACGCGCAG